TGTAACCTCAGGGCATACGTCACTTAGAGCAGCTAGTGACGATACATTAGATACTGTTGAAGGGCACCATGCACTTAGGCCCCCATTCCATGCTAGAACCTGCCCCGGATCTGGGGTTGCTGCCCCGGAACACACATTGAGAAGACCTTCCAATAATGTCGCCGCAGCCTGTGCTGAAGGGCACCACTCGCCAGTTTCCGGGTCCCCAGTCCAGGTCATCACCTGACCATTTGAGGGAGGACCGCTGCATACGTTTGCTACATCTGATAACTGAAAGTAAAATTCAACTAGACCAGAGGTATTACCGCTAATAGGATCATAGGCGAGAGCTAACGGAATCTTATTAAACACTATTATTTATTTCCCTATTAGCTCTTGTATTGCTCCGGGTCAATCTTCTTTTTCTTCTTACTTGGAATCTCTTCTTCGAATTCTTCCTCACCCTCTTCTTCGAATTCTTCCTCACCCTCTTCTTCAAACTCGCCTGAACCGTCGTCGAACTCACCTTCATCGTCAGATTCTTCGCCGTCAGTTAGATCGCCAAGCAATGCTTCAAGCTTGGATAGCAGGGACGTAAGCTCATCTTGCTCAACTTCCTCACCTTCCATACCCTCTTCAGGAGGCATTTCACCTTCCATACCTTCCTCTGGGGGAAGCTCATCTTCCATACCCTCTTCAGGAGGCATCTCACCTTCCATACCTTCCTCGGGTGGCATCTCATCTTCCATACCCTCTTCAGGAGGCATTTCGCCGTCCATTGGAGCTTCTTCAATGTCACCATCAGCCATCGCAACGTCAGCGTCAATCTCATCGGTAACCTCGTCAGCAGCGTCTTGAGCGTCGATCTGCGGCAGACCAGCTTCCTGCTCGCTATCCATTGGATCTGGGGCACCTAGTGGATCCTGAGGACCTTCTGGTGGAACCCCAGCTTCAGCACCGGGTGGCGGCATTCCAGCTTCAGCGCCGGGTTGGGGCATTCCTGCACCGCCCATCTGATCCGTAGCACCATCCATTTGGTCAGCAACCTGATCCACAGCCGGACCAAGCATCTTGAGAACTTGTCCAATCTTACCGAGATCATCGGCAACTCTTGAGAAGTCCATGTAATCCATCAGACTAGTCTCATTGAGGCTATCACTGTATTCCGATTCTGCAAAAACTTCACTAAGGAAGTCGGCAAGGTCGATGGTTTCTGAGCCGTTCTTATTGATAAGGCAGGAGGCAAACTCATTTAGGGTCTTGGAGATAAGCGAACCCTTTGGAGCGTGCTTTGAAATCTCTCTAATGATTTCCGCCTCGGTAATGGCTAGGGTTCTGAAAGTAGGAACTTCACTGAGCTTCCGAACGTCGATGCCATACTTCTCATTCAAAGTCCCAAGAACATAGGTCTTGACCGGACTCTTCATTTTGAATATACTGCCAGCAAAGGAATTCAATTCCTTGTTGGTAACTTTGACATCGTTTAGTGAAAGGGAGTTATGAATCAGGCTGGTGAGTTGCTTCTTAGTAGCTAAAGCAAAGTACGGGGATTCCGTTACAACCTTTGCCACTTGGCCTCTCACAGCTTCCTCATTGTTTTCGTGAATCATTGCGGCAAGATCTTGGATGCCGTTGTCGGAAACCCAAAGCTGATCAAAGCTTTCCTTAGCTTCCAACAATTCCTTTTGAATCAATTCCTTCTTGCACAGGTGGTCGTAAATGCTGGATCTACCAGTCGTCTTGACCTCGAACTCCTTATTCTCCTTTAGTTGGCTAATGCTCAATCTAGGAAGATCGAAGGATGCCGATACCAGTGCGGTCAGCTTCATACCATTTCTAATGCCAGCAGATTGGACAATATTCTTATTTTCCTTTAGGAAGGAAACGATCTTATCCTTTATCTCACTTACCCGTTGGAACTCAGGGCTTGAGACAATCTTAGTCTGTGAACCAAAACGCTCGACCTTCTCTTGAAGTCGGTTCTTGATTCTATCGTAGGACAACTTAGTTTCAAACATGGAGAGAATGTTATCAAACGTCCCCTCAGCAGATTGATAGTCGTCTTCAAGCAGGTTACCGAGCAACCCCATAACCTTCTTGTCAGCAGCAAGCTCAAATGACTTCTTGTCTTCGAGAACGGAAGAGTCCTCTACAATAACATTAGAAATCTTTAGAGTAGGTTTGAATGAGAATTTTCCACTCACAACCGAACCATTTTCCGTGAGGTAGGTTACTATGTCCCCCTCAACGTTGAATAGTTCAACATTCTCTCTGAGTGCTCTTGCTAGGTAATCACCAATCTTGATAAGGTTGCTGAACTCTTTTCCACGATTTTCAATAATGTTTGTAAACATGACTTGTTTTCTTGTCAAAATTATTTAGCAGGGTTATCTTGTGCCTTGCCGTTATAATGGTATTGGTGGCCTATTTCCTCAAGCAACACCAGTAATTCATCATCACACCCAGCCTCCAAAGCTAGGCTCTTCATACTCTCAATATCCAATGCTTCCATTTGAGTTGGGGGAGTGTTCTCAGCAGATTCCATTGGAGGACCAGGAGGCTCGCCCATTCCCATATTAGGGTCCATACCAGGATCCATAGGAGCGCCACCCATCATGGGATCTCCACCCATGCCCATTGCCATAGCGAATGCAGGATCCTTCTGATCCTTCTCAAGACCCGCCTTAGCCTCCTCAATTTCGTTATCGGACATCTGGTAGTAGTCCTTATAGATTTGCTCCATTGGGAATATGCCCAGACCCTTGACAGCCTGCACAACTCTAGCCTTCTGCTCGTCAGTATCCAATTGACGCTTCAACGCCATATCGGAGGGAGCAGGTAGCTTTATACGAAGTTTGGCAATAAGTGTGTTAGGGAACCCCTTCAGCATCAGGTGTCTCTTAGCAATAGTTTCCAAACCGATTTCAATCGACTTTTGGATTCTAGTGATAACTCTTGCGAACTTAGCATCTAGCTGAGATAGGTTAGCCTTACGCTCAGGTGATTGATCCTTCTCAACGATGTAATCCTTTGGAATCTTCAGTGCTGCAAGCAACTTGTCTCTAAAGTATTTCACGTCGTCCACTTCACCGAGATTATCAGCACCTTGGAGAGTATCAATGTGGGTGCCCGAGCCCTTACCGTTCACAGCAATGTAAAAGTCCTCGTCAGCAGCGAGAGCGTTGAAACCCTCTTCAACATTCCCAGTCTGGGCGTTGAAGCTCTTCTTCTTCTTGAACTTATCCATCTGCTTCTTGATATGCATCTCAGCCTTTGAAGCAGGTAAGGAACCCGTGTCTATGTAGAATATACGCCTCTCTGGCGCACGAACTAGACGATAGATGAGCATTGCATCCTCCATCATCTTCAGGCTCTTATACGTCACCCTACCAGCCGCTGCGATCCCCTTACCATAGGGGTAGTGGGATGGATCGGAAGTGTGAAGTCTAAAGTGAATGATCTGACCAGGGTCCAGATTGATCATCTGAGAATCATCTAACAACGGACCAACTGATCCAAACGTGGACCAATCATTCATCTTTGGAATCTCTTGAAGGAATTGCTTCAGGTAACCAAACTCATCCTCCACTCTAAAGATATAATTGGGATTCAGGATCTTGATGCGCTGGATGCCTCTCTTAGCATTGTTTAGGTCTACAATGGTTTCAAGGAAAATGTCACCATACTTCACAGTGTTTCTTGCAATGTCCCAAAGGTATCGACCCATGTTGATTTCCTCGAACATGTGCTCAACCTCAACCTTGGTCATCTCATCGTCAGTGACAATGTTCCAAGACGTACCATCAATATTCTCCTGGGTGCAGTCGTCGGAGTAGATATCAAATGCTGATGAGATTTCTGGGTAGCCATCCATGTCCTCATACTCTTTGTACCTCTTCTTACGATCATACTCAATTTGTGGTAGGATCGGGTAGAAAGTCTTGGAGTGCCCCATCTCCTCACCTTGGGCCGGGATCTTGATTACCTGATTGTTCTGTACCGTATCACCCTGTAAGGGCTTTGGAACGTCTACACTCTTTTTTGATAGGGGATCAAGATACTGATCGTTCTCAGCGTCCTCTACCTCTCGGGCAAAGAATTTCTTGAAAAACCGTCCAATCATCCCGTAGGATTTGTTGTAGGGGGATTGGGGGTTTGCAAATTGGGTGAAACCCTCTGCACCTTCTCTTAGTTTCTTAGAAGCCATGTAATATTCTCATCTGTAAGCTCGCCCGTGGAGGTTCTCACTTTATATGTATAGGTATTCTGAATGTCGGTGGGGGTATAAGAGTTATCTTCTGTCCGCTCAATGTAGGCATTCCCTCTTAAAGTATTAAAAACATACACAGCGGTTGCAAACGACATTATAAGATCGTCATGGCAGTTGGTATCTGGCTTTACCTTACCCGTATCTGGATCTATAACGAAGGTAAGCAGCTCATCCACCAATCTCTCAGAATTTACTAGGAGTCGGTTAGATCTAATATTATGCTCCATATCAGCGAGTAGAGTCTCCTTATTCTTTTGTGTGATCATAATTCCGATCTCTCGCTTGTCATCCATAACCAGATTCTCATACTCCAGCTCCTCCTGTAGGAAGTAAATCAAGTTGTTTCCGATGCCATTCCTTTCAGGGCATACGAACGCCGTGTTGTAGAGATTGGCTTCGTCTGCAATAATTTTAGCAAACTCATTGATTGGAGTCCTGTTAGAATAGAACTCAGCTACCTGCTTACCATTATAGATGTCGATAATATGGAAAGCTGAGTAGTCGCGATCTCTACCAATGGAGGGGTCCGCTGCAAGAACATACTCATGGTTAGGCTTTGGGTCTTCCCAAATACGCATCTTGTTGTTATACTTGATCCAAAAGTCCTTATTGGCATTCTCCTTCAGACTACGTAGGATCTGACCGTCAATGTAAGTATCTCCAGTTCCTAGGAAGCTACACTCGTATTCTTGTTCCCATTCTTTGAAGGAGTGCTTCTTTCTGGTGTTCTTCTCCCAGTCATCAATGTATAGTGGCGGATCACTCTTTTCCATCTGAGCGTAAAGGTCTTCGAACCCTGCTTGTCTCTTATATTCTGGGTGCTCAGGCCACTTGATGTCGATTGGGTGGAATCCGTTCTCCCCCTCGATAGCTTGGGTGTACATCTTGTGGAACCAGTTGCCGGTACCATTTACCGTAGAAAGGCAGACCACACGCCCACCAGTAGACGTAGTAGGCCCCACAGCAGCCCAGATGGTATCAATGAACTCAATAAAGGCTGCCTCATCTAGAATAAGCAGGGACGCAGAAATAGAACGTCCCGACTGCTTACCGGAAGCTTTGGATTGAATTGAAGAACCATTTTCAAATTCCAAGGTGTGGTCGTTGTTCTTTATTGTCTTTGGCCTCAACCAGAAGGGAAGCTCTTCAAACATTATCTTTATTCTGGAGATAAGCTCTTTAGCCTCCGCGTCACCCTTGGATAACACAGCAACTTTCTTGTTGTTATTGAACAGACAAAAATGAAGTGCGTAAGCTGCAAGAAGTGTAGTGCAACCAGCCTGACGGAACTTACGGATAATAGAAAGTCTGTGGGCCTGGAAGTCGCCCAGGATTCTTTGCTGGAATGGGTAAAGTTTGAAGTTCACCATCCCCCGCATAGGGTGGACTACCTTGATGTAGTTTGAAGTGAAATATTCACAGCTTTTGGAGCATTTTCCAAATTCTTCTTTTATTTCGTCGATTGTCGGACTATAATTCATATTATAATAGGGTTTGAGGGATAAAGATGATTTACCTAAGTATATGTACTAGAGAAGAAAACAAGGATAGTGATACACTACAGAAGCTAACTAATTATAGTAAGACTATTCACTCCATGTATTTGGCTGAAGAGATTCATCATTCAGTAGCTTACAATGCTTCCTCAATCTATGAAGGGCATAAATCCAATATAAAGAAGTTTATAAAGGGATCAGAGAGTTTGAATGATGAAGACATTATTGTTTTTGTACATGACGACGTAGAGATTCTCTCCTCACCAGAATCTTTCTGTAGGTTACTTGATGTTGCCAGAAGACCAAAGGTCGGGTTTGTAGGGGTTGCTGGAGCAACTAACTTTACAAGTAATGGAGCTTGGTGGACTGCGAGACAAACAGGAGAAGCTAGAGGCTTCGTGTTCCAGGGTAAGGATGACGAGACTATGGACCCTAATTACTTTGGGCGTCCAGGTCAGGTCACGGTCCTTGATGGCTGCTTCTTTGCTGCTACGTATAAGGTAGTAAAGGATGTTGGCCTCGACCAGCCCGATTATCTTTCAAGTGGGTGGGATTACTACGACATCCACATGACGTTCCTGGCACACTACAAGGGATACAACAATTACACCATTCCAATTCTTATCCGCCATGAAAGCTCTGGACAAATGCGGAAGGGGTGGTATAATGCTAAGGACGAGTTTATGCGGAAGTGGAACAGAGACATTCCCTGTAAGATCCCAGTAGACAAGACAGTCGGATTACCAAAATGGAAAAACTAGTAGATATTTTAGTGTGGGTTATGGCGTGTTACGGAATGACGACAATCGTAGTCAATTCCTCGATTTTCAACCCAGTGAGGGAATTCTTCTTGAAGCATATCCCCTTTATTGGTAAGCTAGTCAACTGCTTCCTTTGCACCAGCTTTTGGACTGGGGTGTTCTGGTCTACATTGTTTTGGAATCCACTACCCCAGACAGGCAATTTATTTCTAAATGCCCTCTTTGCCGGATGCGCTAGCTGTGCCATGTCTTGGATCATCTATCTAAAGATTTATCCGCTTATGGCTGGCAAGTAGCAGTCAACAGCCATCCGAGCAATGTGCTTGGCGTGGTAATCCAAATTTCAAAGTAATAAGCATAATATCCTCCAAGGAGTATTTATGGTAGAAGCTGAGAAGAAAGTGTTTGTAATAATGGAAGCCTATTGGGATGATAGTTACAATTTTCATGTCAGGTATAAACCTACAGCGGTAACGGCTGATCTCGGTAAAGCTCAGGACCTTGTTGATGAACTTTGTACGGCTGCCGGGGATAGGAGGAAATCGTATTACACAGAGGCAAGGAGTCTAGACTAAATAATTATGATGAAACTTTTACTAAGCGTATTTTTATTAGCTTCGATGCTGTCAGCTCATGGTGGACAATACAGAGGACCTGGGGACATCGTACCCCCTGGAGGCGGTGGTAGAACTGGTAGACCCTCTGGACCTACTACAGGAGGGCCAACAGGTCCTAGCACTGGGCGTCCAGCTGGTCCTAGCACTGGTGGTCCTGCGGGTCCTGCAACTGGCGGGCCTAGCAATCCTGGCGGTCGTGGTCCTGGTGGTCCAATCACTGGCGGGAGAGGACGACAAATGGGATTAGACCTTACTCAGTGGTCGTTCTGGTGGGAGTTCAACAAAGATCCCTTTATCCGACTGCGGGATGCAATTCACAAGAATGCTCCACAGACTGGTTCAGATGACTTCTACCTTGGAAGCACCCGTAAGAACTCCCAAGATAACATGGCACCTACGAAAGAGGATAAGATCAATATTCTTGCAACTCTGCGTAGAGCAATGAAGTCCACTAACAACAAGGATATTATTTCTTCTTGTATGGTTGCTATGGCAAAGGTCGGGATGGATCACCCAGAGTTCAAGCTCAAGGATGTGTTCAAGCCCTACCTGAAGTCTAAGAACCAGGAAGTAAGAGAGACCGCTGCTCTTGCACTTGGTATTGCTGCTCAGACTGAATCGGACGAACTTGACATCCTAATTCAATTGGCTCTTGGTAAAGAAGTAAAGTAAACCGAATCCCATTAGGGTATAGATACCTTCATGGGATTCCATTACATATACACGAACCCTCAGGGTAGAAAGCACTCCAACACTCCTGCGAGTGGAGTTCTATATGTTGCAACACCTGAGGGCGTAGTTGCGACTCAAACTTCTGATGGTAGTCTTATCATTCACGGGCAGACCACCCCATTTAGTATCCACCATAATGGGACTTCCTTACAAATTGGAAGAGACGGCAGTGCTACTGCAAACCTTCCAGCAACGTTTGAAACTGCCACTGAGATTCCAGCAGGTTCCTCTGTAATTATTGAGAAAAGTATTGCTATTCCTTCTAGAGGGTCTTACTGGGATGAGGTGTCCGTCAACGGTGAAAACGGAAGAAGTGTCAA